ACCCCCCTCATATAGGGAAACCCCCCGGGTAGGGAAGTTACACCTCCTCTTGTTTTTGCTGTAGTATTTGTACGGGGGTTTTTAGCCATTCCCCCGTTCATGGTTTTCCTGTTGAAGGTTCGGCCCCGGTGTAACAGCCGGGGCCATTTTTATCCCCTCTTTTCTTTTTGTATTTCTTCTGTTACATTTGCGCCAATCCCTTTTCCAAGGTGCGCAACAATTTATGATCCCTGTTGAACCCACAGCAGACCACCCGATGCCGTTCGATTTGGATGACGAACAGCCAAAGACCCACCGGGACTCCATCTCCATTGCAGCAAACACCGTAGATCTAATAGAAGAGCTCGGCGGAAGCATCGACTACAGTGACGACGATCTGCAAAAAGCTGCGGATTTGATCGTAGGCAATAAAAAGCCCCCCACACCCAGAGCAATCACTGCCCCTTCCGAAGCAAAAGCTGCGCACGCACTCATCAAGAAGTTCGACTTCACTGCGTTCCAAGATGCACTACAAGCCAGAAACTTCATCACAAACAAGTTGATCACGATTGCCGACTGCGGTGATCCAAAACTTGAACTCAAAGCCCTCGAATTGCTGGGCAAGCACTCAGATATTGGCCTCTTTACAGAGCGCAGCGAGATCACAATCAATCACACAACCAGCGAAGCGTTGGAAAACAGCATCAAAGACAGGATCAAACGCCTGCTGAACTCAGATGTGACGGACATAGCCCCGCTAGACGACCTCGACTTGCAGTTGGGGCCGGAGAAAAGTGTGGTTGAGATGCAAAAAGAAGCCGAAGAAGTGCCCAAAGAGGAAGAAAAAGAAGAAAAAAAGGGGGAAACCAATGAGTGAGCGCAATATTTACTATTGCGTGGTGTGTGGGCGAGCCATTGAGGCTGACGATCATGATGTGTTTGTGCATGATGACGTGCCGCACCCCCTTGACATGGACTTTTCCGAAGAGGATAAGCCCCAATGAGCACCCAAAACACCCCCGAACCGTCACTCAAAGACCTTGAAACGCTGATTGCCAGCGGAAAACTGACTGAAAGTGACCTCAGAACGATTGAGGCACAGTTAATTAGGTTGGAGAAGTTGAAGGATAGGGAACTTTGCCAGACTAAGTTCATTAAATTCGTCGAAAAGGTGTGGCCAACCTTCATATCAGGTGCGCACCACAAGAGAATGGCCGAAGCGTTCGAGCGCGTGGCGCGTGGAGAGCTTAAAAGGCTCATCATTAACATGCCGCCCCGGCACACTAAGTCAGAATTTGCCTCTTATCTTCTACCGGCTTGGTTTTTGGGGAAATTCCCTCACAAAAAGGTAATTCAGACCTCCCATACAGCCGAGTTGGCGGTGGGCTTTGGTCGTAAGGTAAGAAACTTAGTAGACACGGAGACATACCATGAGATTTTTCCTGATCTTTCTTTGTCCGCAGATTCAAAGGCTGCTGGCCGATGGAATACTTCTCGTGGTGGCGACTACTTTGCTATTGGCGTAGGCGGTGCAGTGACAGGTAAGGGTGCCGACATCCTCATCATTGACGACCCGCACTCAGAACAAGAAGCAGCCATGGCTGCGATCAACCCAGACGTGTATGACAAGGTGTATGAGTGGTACACGTCAGGCCCGCGTCAGCGTCTGCAGCCGGGTGGGGCGATCGTCATCGTGATGACGAGGTGGGCGCAACGCGACCTCACCGGGCAGGTCTTAAAAAGTGCAGCGCAGCGTGGTGGTGAAGAATGGGAGGTCATTGAGTTCCCGGCCATCCTCCCAAGTGGCAACCCGCTATGGCCACAGTTTTGGTCGATTGAGGAGCTGTCAGCCCTCCAAGAGGAATTGCCCAACGCCAAGTGGCAGGCGCAGTACCAGCAGAACCCGGTGGGCAACGAGAGTGCGATTGTCAAACGAGATTGGTGGAAGTGGTGGGAGGAGGACGACCCGCCTGTGTGTGAGTACATCCTCCAGACTTGGGATACGGCGTTTGAGAAAACCAACCGGGCCGACTACTCCGCAGGGACGACTTGGGGCATCTTTAACTTTGATGAAGACAATGGCCAGCCCAACATCATCTTGCTTAACGTCTACAAAAAGCGTGTTGAGTTCCCAGAATTGAAGCGCGACGTGCTCAGAGAGTACGAAGAATTTGAGCCAGATGGCCTTTTGATCGAGAAGAAGGCGTCAGGAGCTCCTCTTATATATGACTTGCGGGCGATGGGTATACCTGTGCAGGAGTACACGCCAAGCCGGGGGCAGGACAAAATTGCCCGTTTGAACAGTGTTTCGGACATAATTGCGTCAGGGAAAGTGTGGGTGCCTCGGACACGCTGGGCTGAAGAGCTCGTGGATGAGATCGCTGCCTTCCCGTCAGGTGAGCACGACGACTTGGTTGATGCGACCACGCTGGCCCTCATGCGGTTCAGACAAGGTGGGTTCCTGCGGTTGCCAAGCGACGAGCCCGAAGAAATTAAATTGTTCAAGTCCAGCCGACGGGCTGCGTATTACTGAACGCTGAATGAGGATTCATCATGGCCACAAGCGGAATTGACAAGTCGGTGTACCAAGCCCCTCTGGGTATTGACGCAGGGTTAGGCGAAGGACTAGACGAGATGGGGGGCGATATGCCCGCCATTGAGATCGAGATTGAGAACCCTGATGGGGTCAGAGTTGGCATCGACGGGGTTGAGATTGACCTGATGCCCGAGGACGACAAGGGCGAGATTGAGTTTGATGCCAACCTCGCTGAGCACATGGACGAGGGTGAGCTTGAGAGTCTGGCGTCTGATCTGGTTGGTGAGTTTGAAGCCGACGTGGCCTCACGTAAAGACTGGGTTGAGATGTTCGTCAAGGGCCTTGAAGTCCTTGGCATGAAGTATGAGGAGCGCACAGAGCCGTGGAACGGTGCATGTGGCGTGTACTCTACAGTGCTGACAGAAGCAGCAGTCAGGTTCCAGTCAGAAACCATCATTGAGACATTCCCCGCCCAAGGGCCGGTCAAGACCGAGATCATTGGGGCGATCGACAAACTGAAAGAAGAAGCGGCGGCGCGGGTTCGTGACGACATGAACTACCAGCTCACCGAGGCCATGCCTGAGTATCGCCCCGAGCACGAGCGCATGTTGTTTAATTTGGGGCTTGCGGGCTCTGCGTTCAAGAAGGTCTACTATGACCCGAGCCTTGGGCGTCAGACTGCGGTGTTCATCCCCGCTGAAGACATCATCATTCCCTACGGCAGCAGCGGCGCACGCACGGCGGAGCGAGTCACCCACGTGATGCGCAAGACCAAGAACGACGTCAAGAAGTTACAGGTGGCTGGGTTCTACCGCGACGTGGACTTGGGCGAGCCGACTCAGATTCACACGGACGTCGAGAAGAAAAAGGCCGAAGAGTCTGGCTATTCTCTGACTGAGGACGAGCGCTATCAGTTGCTTGAGATGCAGGTGGACTTTGATCTGCCGGGCTTCGAGGACGAGGATGGCATCGCTGTTCCGTACATCATCACAATCGATCGGGGGAGCAACAAGATTCTCTCGATCTACCGCAACTGGGAAGAGGAAGATGTCCTCAAGCTCAAGCGGCAACACTTTGTTCAATACGACTACATTCCCGGATTTGGCGCATATGGATTCGGATACATTCATCTCATCGGTGGTTACGCCCGTGCTGGCACTGCTCTCATTCGTCAGCTTGTGGATGCTGGTACGCTCTCTAATTTGCCGGGTGGCCTTAAGTCTCGTGGCTTGCGTGTCAAAGGAGACGACACCCCCATCGCACCGGGAGAGTTCCGCGACGTAGACGTCCCATCGGGCTCTATCAAAGACAACATCATGACGCTCCCGTACAAGGAGCCGTCGCAGGTGCTGGCCGCGCTGCTTGAGCGCATCACCGAAGAAGGCCGACGCCTTGGGTCGATTGCTGACATGAAGGTCAGCGACATGAGCGCTAATGCTCCTGTGGGCACAACGCTTGCCATTTTGGAGCGCCAGCTCAAGACCATGTCTGCCGTGCAGGCGCGGGTTCACTATTCGATGAAGCAGGAGTTCAAGCTCCTCAAGAACATCATCCGTGACTACGCCCCGACCGAGTACGAGTATGACCCCGATGGTGGCGACCGCAAGGCCAAGCAGTCTGACTATGACATGGTCGAGGTCATTCCGGTCAGCGATCCCAACAGCGCCACGATGGCGCAACGGATCATGCAGTACCAAGCCGTGATTCAGTTGGCCTCTCAAGCCCCGCAGATTTATGACCTGCCTCAGTTGCACCGTCAGATGATCGAGGTGTTGGGCATCAAGAACGCTGACAAACTCGTGCCCGTCACTGATGACATCCAGCCCAAAGATCCGATCAGCGAGAACATGGGCTTCCTCAAGGGCGAGCCCACCAAGGCGTTCATCATGCAGGATCACGATGCTCATATTGCAGCACACACAACGTTCATGCAGGATCCGATGATTGCGCAGATTATGGGGCAGAACCCCATGGCGCAGCAGATGATGGGTGCCATTCAAGCGCATATTGCCGAGCACCTTGGCTTCGTGTATCGCAAGAAGATCGAAGAGCAGTTGGGTGTTCCGATGCCGCCTCCCGGAGAGCGCCTGCCCGAGTCTATCGAGCTGGAGTTGTCCCGCCTGCAAGCGCAAGCGTCAGTTCAGTTGTTGCAGAAGAACACTGCCGAGGCCCAGCAACAGCAAGCCCAGCAGATGCAGCAAGATCCGATCACGCAGATGCAGCAAAAAGAGCTGGAGATCCGTGCGCAAGAAGCCCAGACCAAAGCACAAAAAGTGCAGGGCGACTTGCAGATCAAGGCTCAGGAGTTGCAGCTCAAAATGCAGGAAGCGGCCAAAAAAGGTGGCGAAGACCCCGCTGTCAAAGCTGCCATGGCCCAGCAAGAAATGCAGCAGAAAGAACAGTTGCACCAGCAGAAGATGCGACACACTGAGCAGCAAGCCCAGATTCGTGCCCGTCAAGCGCTGATGAAAGCTGCCAAGAAACCCGAGAATAAAGGCGATTGATGACCCAGCCACTTGTGTCAATTCTCATGCTCACCTACAACGGTGTGCAGTTTGTTAAACCTGCTATCGACAGCGTGTTGAAGCAAACGTATCCGAACTGGGAGCTGATCGTCAACGACGACGGCTCTACAGATGGCACATGGGAGTTGGCACAAACGCTAGCGTCCAAAGACCCTCGCGTTAAACTTCACCAAAACCCACAGCGTTTGGGTATCCCCAAGAACCGGGCAGCGGCTTATGGCCACGCTACTGGGGAGCTAATTTGTCATCTGGATGGGGATGACATGTTGTACCCATATTCTGTGCAGACCATGGTAGATGCAGCGGTAAAAAACCCGAAATCTGCGCTATTTTTCTCTGATCATGCGTGGATAGACTCTGCTGGAAACCCGTTTCAATATCACGCAAACAAGCCGACTGAGTCGAATTTGTCCAATTTTGGGTGGCGGCACTTTGGCATGTATCGCCGTACAGCCTACGAAAGCACCACTGGGTACAACACCAACCTGATCAGCGCCTGTGAGGATGGCGATTTGTTCATGCAAATAGCAGACAAGATGCTTTTTATGAGGGTTCCTGAAGTCCTCTATAAGCATCGGATGCACACCAACAACACGAGCAACACAAACAAAAAGTGCGGCACTTGCACCGAACGCCCCATTTGCAACTTCATCAAAGTGTGGGCCAAGCATGCAGGTTATGACCCGATCACATTCACGCCTCTGAAAAAAGAAGAGGCTGTAGAGGAGAAATAATGACTGAGCTCGATCTTTTGAAGCGCTATAACGACGAATTTCGTCAGCAAGCAGTTGAGAAATTGGTATCCGGCGGGGCCCAAGACTACGCCGAGTATCGAGAATTGGTGGGTGTTATCCGGGGTCTTGACCACGCCAATTATTCAATCCAAGACCTCGTGCGAAAACTAAAGGAAGATGACGATGACTGATGAAGTCAAACTGCCGGATTTGAAAATAGCGCTTACGGAAGGCGGGCCAACGTCCACGTTGCCCTCCAGCCCTGAGGAAAAAGCTAAACAGGTGCCCGATCCGGCCACCTTCCACTTGCTGTGCGTGCTGCCTGAGATCGACGAGGAGTATGAGAATGGGATAGTCAAGGCTACCCAGACCGTTCACTTTGAAGAAATCCTTTCGCCCGTGCTGTTTGTGGTGAAAATGGGCCCCGATGCCTACGCTGACAAAACCCGCTTCCCCAGCGGCCCGTCATGCAAGGTGGGTGACTTTGTGTTGGTTAGACCCAACACTGGCACCCGGATCAAAATTCACGGTAAAGAGTTCCGAATCATCAACGATGACTCGGTTGAAGCCGTGGTTCAAGACCCCCGTGGAATCACACGTGCGTAAGGAGTAAATCATGCCGATGGAAGAATTTAAGTTCCCCGACGAAAAGCCGGACAACAAAAAAGCCGCACCCAAAGAAGACAAAATTGACTTTGAAATTGAGGGTGAAGGCGAGACCGCCATTGAGGTGGTAGATGACACTCCTCCTGCGGATAGAAACCGCACTCCTATGGCCGAACCCCCCAAGGATTTTGCCGACGACGAGCTTGAAAAATACGATGAAGGTGTTAAAGCTCGCATCAAACACTTCACAAAAGGTTATCACGAAGAGCGCCGAGCCAAAGAGGCCGCTATGCGTGAAAAAGAGGAGGCCCTACGGCTTGCCCAGAGCGTTGTTGAAGAGAACAAGAAGCTCAAAGGTAGCCTAGATGCAGGTCAGCAAGCCTTGGTTGAACAGGCCAAAAAAGTAGTTGCGACCGAGCTGGAAGAAGCCAAGCGCAGGTACAAGGAAGCCTACGAATCAGGCGATGCCGACGCTATCGTGGCAGCTCAGGAAGGGCTAACTGAAGCCAAGATTAGGGTTGAGCGCGTAAATAATTTTAAGCCCCCCTCTTCCAAAGAAGAACAAAATGATGTACAAACGCATCAAGAGGTTAGTGTGTCGCCCAAGTTTCGTGACCGTAAGGCTGAAGCTTGGCAGGCTGCAAACCAATGGTTTGGAGTAGACGAAGAGATGACCAGCTTTGCGCTAGGGCTTCATCAGAAGCTCATCAAGCAGGGCGTCGATCCGAACTCCGACGAATATTACGAGAAGTTAAATTCTCGTATTCATCAAGTGTTTCCAGATGCGTTCGAGTCTGAGAAACCGGTGGATGCGTCACCTCCGCCCCGAAAATCGAACGTCGCGCCTGCGACGAGAAGCTCTGCGCCCAAAAAGATCGTGCTTACTCAGACACAGGTGAATATCGCCAAGCGGCTTGGGGTTCCTCTGGATCTCTATGCTCGTAAGGTTGCGGAAGAAATGAGGAAATAAACATGGAAACAGAAACCAAAGTGAATCGTCTCGCCCGTGAGCTGGACACCCGTGAGAAGTCACAGCGCCCTCAAAAGCGTTGGACGCCTCCGCAACTCCTGCCGGAGCCGAATCCCGAACCGGGGTACGAGTTCCATTGGGTGCGCGTTTCCACGCAAGGTAACGCTGATGCCACGAATATTTCCGCAAAACTCCGCGAAGGCTACGAACCTGTCAAGGCTTCTGAGCATCCTGAAATCGTTCTGTACGGTGCGAATCCAAACGCTCGTTTTCCCGACAGCATCGAAATCGGAGGCTTGTTGCTCTGTAAGATTCCAGCCGAGTTCCATGCACAGCGTAATGACTATTACACGCAACAGCACAATAGTCAGATGCAGTCCGTGGATAACAACTTCATGCGCGAGAACGATCCTCGGATGCCGCTCTTCAACGAGCGTCGTACCAAGGTGACTTTTGGCAAAGGCGTTTAATTTTTAGGAGTCCAACATGGCTTATCCCACAGTCAGTGCTCCCTACGGTTTCCGTCCGATCAATAGTATCGGTGGAACGCCGTATGCGGGGTCTACTCGTCTCGTCCCCATCGCTGTTTCTGCTGGCGTCACTGCTGCCGCTATGTATAACGGTGATTTGGTCGAGCTCACCTCCGCTGGCACCTGCCAAGTGATTGCAAGTGGTTCTGCCGCTCCGCAAGCTCTGGGCGTGTGTGTTGGCGTGCAGTACACCAACTCGATGGGTCAGACTGTTCAGGCGCAATACGCTCCTGCCGGTTCGACCAATGCCGTCGCCTACGTGGTAGACGATCCCCGTGCCCTGTTCCAAGTGGCGGTTGTGTCTTCGGGCACCACCATTGCCCCCTTGGGCCGCACTGCTGTTGGCCAGAACACTTCGGTGGTTCTGAACCCCGGCAATGCAAACACTGGTGATTCGACTCAGGCTATTGACGACACCACTGCAACTACGAATACTCTGCCTATTCGTATTGTGGACGTCATTCCTGCCACGGCCACCGGCTCAGACGCGTATGTGGAAATGGTCGTCAAGATCAACACCCATACATACAACAACACCACTGGGGTTTAAGGAGTTAAATCATGGCAATTTCTCGTGCCCAACTACTGAAAGAACTCCTGCCCGGCTTGAACGCCCTGTTTGGTTTGGAGTATGCTCGCTACGGCGAGGAACACAAGGAAATCTACGAGACCGAGACTTCCGAGCGTTCGTTCGAAGAGGAAACCAAGCTGTCTGGCTTCTCCGCCGCTCCGGTGAAGAACGAAGGCAGTGCGATCCAGTACGACAACGCGCAAGAAGCTTGGACAGCTCGCTATACACACGAGACCATCGCTATGGGCTTCTCGATCACCGAAGAGGCGATCGAAGATAACCTGTACGACTCGTTGTCTAGCCGCTACACCAAGGCTCTGGCTCGTGCGATGGCCTACACCAAGCAGGTCAAAGCCGCCGCTATTCTGAATAGCGGTTTCGCTGGTGGCCCCACCTACGGTGACGGTCAGACCCTGTTCAGCACCCAGCACCCCCTGATCAGTGGCGGTGTTAACAGCAACACCCCCGCTGTGGCTGCTGACCTGAACGAAACTTCGTTGGAAAACGCCGTGATTCAGATCGCTGCGTGGACGGACGAACGTGGTCTGCTGATCGCTGCCAAGCCCCGCAAACTGATTGTGCCCCCGGCACTGCAGTTCGTGGCCACCCGTCTGTTGGAAACCGAACTCCGTGTCGGTACCAATGACAACGACATCAACGCACTGAAGAACAATGGTTCTGTCCCCGAGGGCTTTACCATTAACCACTTCTTGACCGACCCGAACGCATGGTTCCTGACCACCGACGTTCCCAACGGTCTGAAGCACTTTGTGCGTACCCCGATGTCGACCGGCATGGACGGCGACTTTGACACCGGCAACGTCCGTTACAAGGCCCGTGAGCGTTACAGCTTCGGCGTCTCGGATCCGCTGGGCGTCTACGGCTCCCCCGGAGCCTAATCGAGAAGGGGGCCTTGCGCCCCCTTTTCTTTTGGGGTATATTGCTTCAAACCGGAAACCCCGGTGTGTCAGACTGATCCGGCAGATGCGTACACAACTGACACGCTGATCTTTGTACGAAGGACAATTCAAATGGCTCTCTCTACTACCCAAAGCATTTGGCGTTCGGGCGGCGGTGATCAAACTCGCACCGCATATTGTGGCTCTGGCGTCATGGCTGCTAACTTCTACATCGCTGACGGTTCTGCTTCTGGCAACGTCAAAGTTTCTTCCGCTTCTGGCGCTCCCGCTTTGGTTCTTCCCGCTGGCGCAGTCGTCTTGTCTGTTGTTGTCACCAACACTGGCACCGGCACCATTGACTTGGGCACCACTGGCTACAACAGCGGAACTGCGGCTCCTGCTGCCCTTGCTTCTGGCTTGGCCGTGAGCTCCGTGGCCACAATTGGTGTTGGCGCTGCTGTTACTGGCACCCCCACCACTGAGCTGGCTTATGTGACCTCTGCCGACAACACTGGCGGCGGTGGCACCATTGGTGGCTACATCACCTACTTCGTTGTTGATCCTCTGGTTGGTCAGCAAAACGTCTAAATAGGAGGACGCTATGTCCATTCAAACAGACGTTAAAGCCGCATCTTTGGCAGCCTCGGGCACGGTCTATGGAGATCGCACCCGGGTGCGTGGCTTGATCATTGAGCCCGGTGGTAGCGCTGGTTCTGTCGTGCTAAAAAATGGCGGTTCTAGCGGTACCACGGTGCTGACGATCAATACCACCGCTGGAGGCGAAACTTTCAATGCGCTGATCCCTGCTTCTGGCGTTCTGTTTGCTACAGACGTCTACGCTACGTTGAGCAACGCAAAGGTAACGGTGTTTTATGGCTAAGTCACCAGCATGGCAACGAGCAGAAGGCAAGAACCCCAAAGGCGGACTGAACGCCAAGGGCCGCGCCTCTGCCAAAAAGCAGGGGATGAACTTAAAGCCCCCTGCTCCCAACCCAAAGACAAAGAAAGACGCCGGACGCCGTGCGTCCTTCTGCGCTCGTATGGAAGGGATGAAGTCCAAGCTGACTGGTGAAAAAGCCAAAAAAGATCCGGATTCACGCATCAACAAGTCTTTGAGAGCATGGAACTGTTGAGGAATTAAGATGATACGCGCAAAAACTCCAGCAAAACGGCCTGTTGCGCCGGATCAGATTACTCCGTTGAGGCCACCCGTTGCGCCTCCTAACCCCGTTCCTCCTTCAAAACCACCTGTTGCGCCGGATCAAATTACTCCGTATAGGCCACCCGTTGCGCCTCCTAACCCCGTTCCTCCAAATAGGAGTAACCCAACAATGAAAAAGGGTGGCAAAGTGGCATCTGCTTCCAGACGTGCTGATGGAATTGCCCAACGTGGTAAAACAAAGGGTCGGATGATCTGAAATGGAACTGATGATATGGAACGCCTTGCTGACTACATTTCTTGGGCTTCTCGGATGGAGCTTGAGAGAGAAGTCTGCGGAACTTCTAAGGGTGCAGATACTCCTCAACCGAACGCGCGAGGAAATCGCCAAGGAGTATGTGACCAAACAGGAAGTCCACACCGACATCAACCGAGTGTTGGACAGGTTGGATCGGCTAGAAAAGAAGATCGATGACTTCATGAAGGAACAGAGAAGTGCCCTCAACTAGCAAAAAACAACACAATCTGATGGCGATGGTCGCTCATGATCCCGCCGCAGCAAAGCGCCTTGGCATCCCACAAAAGGTTGGCAAGGAATACGTAGAGGCCGATAAAGGCCAAAAATTTGCAAAAGGTGGAGAGATGAAAGAATCTAAAGCGATGGTGAAGAAAGAAGTTGGCTTCATGAAAGCTAAAGGTGCCCCCAAGTCCATGATCAAACATGAGGAATCTGAAATGAAAGCTATGAAAAAAGGCGGTTCTGTGAAGCCCAGCGCCATGGGCAAAGTGCGTACGGCTGCCCCCAGCCGCGACGGCATTGTCTCCAAAGGCCACACCAAAGGCAAACAAATCGTCATGCCCGGTAACAAAGGCATGAAAAAAGGCGGCAAAGCCTGCTAAGGAGCCAACATGCCCAATATGATGTCCAAAGAGGAAATGAAACGCCGGTACAAACCCCGGCGTCCCGGGACGACTTTGGAAGATGTTGTGACGCCTGAAGAGCGCAAACGTCGTGAACAGGATTTGCAAGAGGTCAAGGACGCTGCTGCTAGCGAGTCTGCAGGGGCTACCTACAACCAAATCATGCCGTCTCCCGACCGTTACGCCAAGGGCGGTATGACTGCTTCCAAACGCGCCGACGGCATCGCCCAACGGGGTAAAACTCGTGGAACCATCGTCATGTGCGGTGGTGGAATGGCCAAAAAATGATGGCCAGCCGTGGTATGGGCGCTGTAATGCCCAGCAAAATGCCCAAGGCGAAGCGTAAAGCCCGCCGGGATGACACTGATTTTGATCAGTTTGCCGAAGGCGGAGAAGTTTGGGATACCCCCAATCCGGCTAAGAAACACAAAAAACTTAGCCCCGCCAAGAAAGCAAGTGCCAAAGCTGCGGCAAAAGCCGCTGGTCGTCCGTACCCAAACCTCATTGACAACATGAGAGCCGCAAAGGGCAAGTAAATGGCAAATACTACCGGTACAGCACTCTTCAACCTTGACTTCACGGAAATAGCCGAGGAAGCGTGGGAGCGTGCTGGCCGTGAAATGCGTTCTGGTTACGACCTGCGTACTGCTCGTCGTTCCATGAACTTGATGACCATTGAGTGGGCGAACCGTGGCATCAACATGTGGACGATTGAGCCGGGCACAATCACGTTGCAAGCTGGCTTGAACACCTACCCACTGCCGACCGACACCATCGATTTGCTTGAGCATGTTATACGTACGGGCGCAAACACAGCGTCTACGCAGGCAGATCTAAACATCACGCGTATTAGTGTTTCTACGTACGCTACGATCCCTAACAAATTAGCTCAAGGCCGACCGATTCAGGTCTGGATTCAGCGCTATTCGGGCAATGTGAACCCCACTGGGGCCACTTTGGCGGTCTCGATTGGCACTTCTGACACCACAATCACCTTGTCTTCTACCGAGGGTTTACCCGCATTTGGGTACATAAATCTTGGTATTGAAACCATTTTTTACCAATATATCTCAGGGAATACCCTGAATGGCTGTGTTCGGGCTCAGAATGGCACAACCGTTGCGTCACATGCGTCCAACACCCCCGTGTATTGGAATCAGCTCCCCGCCATCACAGTTTGGCCAACTCCGGACAACACCACGACATATACGTTTGCTTACTGGCGCATGCGCCGAGTGCAGGATGCTGGGGCTGGTGCTGAGATTGCCGACATGAATTTCCGCTTCCTGCCCGCTGTTACGGCAGGTTTGGCGTACCACATTGCCATGAAAGTGCCTGAGTTGATGCAGCGTGTTGAAATGCTCAAGATGGCCTACATGGAGCAGTTTGAGCTGGCCGCTGGCGAAGACCGAGAGAAAGCCGCAGTTCGGTTTGTGCCTCGTCAGCAGTTCATTGGTGGGGGCACGCCTTAATGGGCAATCGTTTTGCGTCCGGCAAGTTCAGTATCGCCATGTGCGACCGCTGCGGGCAGCAATTCAAGCTCAAAAAGCTAAAGTACGAGGTCATCAAGACCAAGTTGTACCAGCTCAAGGTATGCGAAGAGTGCTGGGATCCCGACCATCCCCAGTTGCAGTTAGGTATGTACCCCGTAGATGACCCGCAAGCCGTGCGGGAACCAAGGAAGGATACTACCTATGTAACGTCTGGAGTGGACGTCAACGGATTCTCCGCTGGCGGTTCCCGGGACATCCAGTGGGGTTGGAACCCGGTGGGTGGGGCAAGTTTTTTTGACACGGGTTTGACCCCAAACTACTTGGTGGGAACGACAAGTGTTGGTACAGTATCGGTATCTTAAAGGAGCCAGAAATGGACAAGAAACAGGTTAAGGCAATCGCCGACAAAGAAGTGAAAGCACACGAGAAGCGCATGCATGGCAAGAAGATGGCCAAAGGCGGCGTGACCGGCGAAGCCATGCGCAAGTATGGCCGCAACATGGCTCGTGCCATGAACCAACGCGGAGGCTAATATGGCCAAATACAGCGCAAAAATGATGGGCAAAGAAGTGGGTGACGCTGGCGTTTACGCCGAGCCGCACACAATGCAAGGTAAAAAAGTCGATGCCGCTACCGTTCTGCCTGTGCAGACTGGCGCTAGTCGCATCAATGAAATGAATCCATCTGTTGGCGGGCTCAGCAAAGGCAACTACCCTGCTGCTAAAACTACGGGTATTGAGACTCGTGGCAACGGAGCGGCAACTAAAGGGCGTATTGCTCGCGGCCCCATGGCCTGAGGTACTTATGCTTTATTCAGAACTCGTCACTGCAATTCAGGACTACGCTGAGAATAGCTTTGACTATTCCACAAACCCTGACATTATTGATACGTTCATCAAGCAGGCTGAGCAACGCATCTACAACACGGTGCAACTTGCCAACCTGCGCAAGAACGTTACTGGCGTTCTGACTCAAGGCAACCAATACTTGTCGTGCCCTTTGGATTTTTTGTCTGCGTACAGCCTCGCTATATACCCGGCAAACGGTGGTAGCTACACGTATTTGCTGAATAAAGACGTGAACTTCATGCGGGAGGCTTACCCCAACCCAAGCACTCAGGGTGCTCCCAAGCACTACGCTATTTTTGGCCCAAATAGCACTAACCCCAATGAACTGACTTTCATTCTTGGGCCTACCCCAGACACTTCTTATGCTGCGGAGCTTCACTATTACTACTATCCCGCGTCGATCGTCTCAGCCGGATCTTCGTGGCTTGGTGACAATTTTGACTCTGCGTTGTTGAATGGTTCGTTGTGGGAGGCGCTCACCTACATGAAGGGTGAACCTGACCTGATCAAGCTCTACAACGATCGCTATGTTCAAGCAATTGCTCTGCTCAAGAATCTGGGCGACGGCAAGCAGCGTATGGATGCGTATCGTGACGGCCAAGTTAGGGTTGCTGTATCGTGAGCATCGTACAAACACAGACCACCAGCTTCAAGGCCGAGTTGTATCAGGCGGTTCATAACCTGACCACTGATACGCTCAAGATGGCGCTCTACACGGGCAACGCTAACTTGAACGCTGACACCACTCAGTACACGACGAGCAATGAAGTGTCTGGTGGTGGCTATGCTGCTGGGGGCGTGGTGCTGACTGGCGTTACGATCAACACCTCTGGGTACACCGCGTATGTTAACTTTAACAATGTGCAGTTCAGTGCAAACGTGACTGCGCGATGTGCCTTAATATACAATGCGTCAAAGAGTAATAAATCCATCGCGGTGCTGGATTTTGGCTCTGACAAAACCTCATCCAACTTTACCGTTGTGATGCCGACAAACACCGCCACTTCTGCGTTAATTCGCAGTTCAAACTAAGGAGTAATCATGTCAGTAGAAACTTCCAAAGCTTCAGAAACCGCGCATGGCCTTGTTCAAGCTGTTCGTGGGTCAACGGAAAGCACCCGCGCACAAGGCGTTTATAAAATGGCTTGTTACGATAAAGACGGCAACTTAAAGTGGGAAGAAGAGTTTCCCAATTTGGTTGTAAACGTCGGGTTGCAAGACATGAACACCCAATACTTTAACGGCAGTTCTTACACTGCAGCTTGGTATTTGGGTTTGATTATTGGCCCTGCTTCATCTACTAATTTTGCGGCGACTGACACAATGTCGTCCCATGCTGGTTGGACTGAATCTGTATCGTACAGTAACGCCACTCGCCCGGGCTGCAGCTTTGGTTCCGCCACCAGCGCTAACCCGTCTGTCATTTCCAACACGCTGTCTCCCGCGACTTTTAACATGAACGCATCAGTGAAGATTGCCGGGGCGTTTTTGACCAACAACAGCACCAAGGGTGGCACCACCGGCATTTTGTTCTCAGCCGCTGATTTTCAAGCGCCCGGTGATCGTGACGTTGTGAACGGCGACATTCTGACCGTCACCTACACCTTCAACCTGACCGCTTAATAGGAGCATCAAATGGCAACGAAATTTAGCAAAGGCACTAACGTCAAGACTCGTGCAGTTGTTCCTAGCGGGCCTGTTCTTGCGTTGCGCATGGATGAAGATGGCCAGTTTTTCTACTTGATTGAGTGGACGGACGCTGATGGCCAAATTCAACAGCGCTGGTTTGCGGAAGACGCTCTGACCGAGGCGTAAATGGCGTTCGTCGTTGCCGACCGTGTACAAGAGACTACAACGACAACAGGCACCGGCACACTAACACTGGCCGGTGCTGTTTCGGGCTCTCAGTCTTTTGCCGCGATTGGCAACGCAAACACCACATATTACGCAGTTGTCCATACAAGACTAAACGAATGGGAGGTCGGTCTTGGTACTTACACCTCCAGCGGCACAACGCTTGCCAGAACAACAGTAATTGCGTCGAGTAACAGCAACGCTGCTGTGAACTTTAGCGCGGGAACCAAAAAGGTATTCTGCGTTCAGGCCGCTCCGGGCCCTACAAACGACTCAAATTTAGCAATTGAGGACGCAAACGGGTACGCTTTTAGGGGGCAGGCGTCTCCTAATTTGTTGCCCGCATATTACATAATCTCTAACGGAGCAAGCGTTACATACCCGTCTAACCAAACGGGTTCATTCGCTGTGTTTACGTCAACACCTTCAATCACACTCAAAGCATCGACGTTCTACATATTTGAGTTGTATTACCTGCTCACCAAACCGGCAACATCAACATCCCACACAATTTCTTTGGCGTGGGGTGGTACCGCAACTATAACAAGCATTCAGTTTTCTGGTTATAGTTTGGCGCAAGGTGCTGGGATTGGGTCTGCTTATGATGCGGGGCCATGCGTTTTTGGTTCTGGGCAGACCGCAATTCAACAAATTCGCGCTGGCTACACCACCCAAAACACAACCGGCATTATTGCTAGGGGAGGCGTCTTAATTAACGCAGGTGGTACGTTCACACCGCAGTTAAACATCAACGTTTCCCCCGGCCAATCTTGGTCGTTACGAGCCGGTTCGTATTTCAAAATCACACCCATAGGCTCATCGACAGGTGGTAACATCAACATCGGGGGGTGGGCATAATGGCGTTCGTTATTGCCGACAGGGTGAAAGAGACGTCCACAACAACTGGCACGGGCACATTTACGCTCGACGGTGCGGTGTCTGGGTTTCAATCATTTGCGTCTGCAATTGGGAACGCAAACACAACGTACTATGCAATAGTTCACCAGTCCGCAACTGAGTGGGAAACTGGGGTTGGTACATACACAACCAGCGGGTCAACGTTAGCAAGAACAACCATCATATCTTCCAGCAACAGTGGCAGTGCGGTTAATTTCAGCGCTGGAACCAAAGATGTGTTTTGCTCTGTCCCAGCCACTAGATCCGCAACAAACAATAGCAGCTTGCTCCCAAACACTATTGTTGGGCAATCGACCCCCGGCCTTGCCATGCAGTATGCTGTGGTTGCCAACACCTCAACCATAACGTATCTTGCAAGTACAGCCATACAAAACGTTTTTACGGCCACGCCTAGCTACCCCGTAGCGGCAAACTCGTTTTACATTTTTGATTTTTGTTACCTGTTTAACAAAACTGCGGGTGCAACATCATACGGAATTAGACTTGGGTTCAATACAACGGCCACCGGATCGACAATCTCTTACGGCGGCGTAGGTGGATACAATACAACGTCGCCAAACTATTTTAATAGTGCAAACACTTTTAATTTTGTAAATCAAGTGTTTCAAACGACCACGCTTCAGTTGATTGGTTTTAGTTCTGCGCAAACAAACCAGACGCACGGTATTTGGGGGTCTGGACAATTTTCAACGTCATCAACAGCCGGTAATTTTACGCCTGTTGTGCAGAACAGCCTTTCGTCGACGGCCTTTAGTCTGTTACCGGGTTCCTATGTAAGAATAGCCAAAGTTGATGAGTATTTATAGGTCTAGATATGCCACTTGTAATCCGTAACCGAGTCCTTGAAACCACGGCCACTAACGGTACGGGGACGGTTACTCTTTTGGGTGCAAGTTCTGGATTTCAGTCTTTTTCTTCAATTGGTAACGGAAATACAACCTATTACGCAATCGTCCATCAAACGTTATCCGAATGGGAATTGGGGCTTGGCACATATACTTCTTTGGGAACAACCCTTTCAAGAGACACAATAATAGCTTCTAGCAACAGCGGAAGCGCAGTTAATTTCAGTGTAGGCACAAAAGATGTATTTTGTGATACATCTGCTGGTCGAGCAATCTATCAAGACGGTGATGGGTATTTGCGGTCTGGTCTTGTTGGGGCAAACGATGGCTTGATCGAGTCACCATTTGTGGATATTTTGACTCCTTTTGGGGCTAGTTCTGCCTCCGCAACTTTGGGCCTTACTGATTTTTCTAACGGCGCGGCGTTCACGGTAATTGCCAACACTCTGTATTATTTTGAAGTAAACATACCTTATAACAAAGGCGCAGCGGCGGTTTCACCTGTAATGCAGGTTCATTTGGTTGGTAGCGGAGGGGCAACTTTTACCTGTTGTTATGCTGGAGCATCTGGTCAAGTTGCTGGTAGCACGCAAACCTATATGGATACGACCGCAGATGGGTTTTGTATCATTGACCCTACAGCTACCAGCAATTCAGCGCTGCTTACCACGTCCGCTGCAATGGGTACTACGGCGCAATCAAGAGGCTATTTTGTAAATGGAACTATTAGAGTGACTGTTGGCGGAACCATTAAATTTTTGTTTTATCCGTCCGGGGTCGCATTTGGTTCAAATACGGGAACTTGGACAACATCGAACGGGTTGGTGCAAAAGTTTAGCCCTCTTGGCCCCATATCCGGCACTTCAGACCTCAACATTGGTGGGTGGGCCTAAACCATGCTGGGCTTTACACCTTACGCTGGGACAATGTTCAGTTCGGCTGACGAGATTCAGCCGCTGTTATCTACTATTTCAGAAACTGTAACCGCCTCAGAAACTAATGTTGCCGGTATTTTGCGTAAGTCGACGTTATTGGAGACGGCTACTGCCTCTGATAGCGTAGCGGCAACCCCAAACTATCTAACAAATATATCTGAATCTGTTACCGGTTCAGACTCGACATCAGCAATTAAGAGAATCCCCAACTCCATTAGTGAAACAATTCTGGCCAGCGAAACGATAGACGCAAGAGCATTATTTAATGCGGCTCTTTCTGCCAACGTCAGTATTTCTGACACTGTGGCCGGTAAGTTAACTTATTTTGTCGACATTATTGAGGGGGTAACAACACTTGACACCATCAGTAGCACGCAACAAATTGCGCGTAGTGTAGATGAATCAGCTACTGCTACGGATAGTTCAAGCGCTAGAGAGACATTCGCAACACTCATTGAACAAGGCGCCACTGCAACGGAGCAAGTGGCAACTCCGGCGTACTATGTACGGGATATTTCTGAAAATGTGCAGGCAAGTGCCGAAATATTTTGCCAAGGGTATCAACAGATATTCATGGAAGAGACAGCGCATGCAACCGATTCTATAGTGGGGAGCGCTCCGGTATTTGCTTTTACTACAGACAGCGCAGGGGCGACTGACACAACGTCTTCACTACCTACTCTAAATACAAATGTGTCAGAGCTAGTACAAGGTGCGGAAACCATAGACGGGTCTACGGTACCTTATGGGAATGTGGAAGAGACCGCTAACGCGCAAGAAGCCGCTACAGGGGGGCTTTTCCTTGAATCAAACATTATACAAAGCACTAAAGGTGAGGATTCCATTACCTCGCGGCTTACTACATTTAGAAGCCTAAGCGAAACCGCATCCATTGCCGACAGCGTTACTTCCGCTTCCCAATTCCTCGCCTATACTCTTGACGATGCGCTAGCAACCGAACGGCTAAACACCAACATTATTGCTTTTTGCACTGTCAGCGAAAGTGGTAGCGGCGCAGACGCTATTTCCGCAGCAGCCAACTCTCTGGCTGGTGTTATCGAAAACGGGATTGCTACTGACCTGCCGTCTGCAATCGTGGTGTATCCCACCGCTGTGTCAGAAACTGCCACTGGCAGTGACTCCATAGTTCCGGCCAGAATTGTGCCAAGGACGATTGTTGAAACTGCTCAAATAACCGGTGTTACGGCAGTATTGCCAAATTATTTAGCAAGCCTTGATGAAACTATAACCGTCTCTGACACATTTGCGGCTAAGTTTTTACTGCAAGGAAGTGTCATTGATTCTGTTTCAATGTTTGAATATAACTTTGCAGGTTTGCTCTACATCACTGATATAAGCACTAGCGTATCTGTATCGGACACTGTTAGCGCCCGCGCAAACTTTAAACCACAGGTAATTGAGAGCGCAACAGGGGCCGAGACCGAAAGCGCCCGAGCAACCTTTAGATCCAATATCATACAAACTGCCCGGGCATCTGATCGCTTCAACGCAAAATTTACCACTTTTGCGGCTGTTTCTGAAGCCGTAACTGGGGCAGACTCTGAAGTGGGTAACACGCTTCGTTTTGCCGATGTACAAGAAAACGCCACGGCAGCAGATGCAATTGCAGCCATTGTTCGGTACAGCCGCGCTGTGTCTGAAACTGTATCGGCTCTAACCCAAACATCGTCCCAGATTAATTTCAAATGTTTGGTGACAGATAGCGCCCAAGCTTCAACTACGGAAGCTGCACGCTTCCAAGCGTCCACACAAATTAATGAAAATGGCTTTGTTTCTGACACAGTCAGCGCCAAGCGTTTGTATCAAGGATTTGTCGATGAGTCGGTTTCGGCGCAGGACGTCGTTACTCGTAGTCTCCGAGTGTTCCTTGATGAGGTTGCTTACGCACAAGACACCACAGCATCAAAAGTTGCACTTCAGGCAGCAATTTCAGAAATAGCCATTTCGACGGATACGTTTTATCCGTACCACAATCTTTTGTGTCGAATCATCCAAACTGCTACTGCCGTAGACTATGTGGGTCAACGGCTGGCTTGGACTGCAATTGATGACAATCAGATACCAAACTGGCAAAATGTAAGCGACGGACAGACCCCGGCGTGGCAAGCAGTCAGTGACCAACAAACACCAAATTGGCAGGACGTTTCTAACGGCCAAACACCAACTTGGGGCGATGTAGACACCACAGAAGCAGCTAATTGGGCTCCAGTAACAACTTGAGGAACAGACATGTCAAGCACTTATTCCACAAACCTTGCCATTGAACTGATTGGTTCTGGTGAACAAGACGGGACTTGGGGTGTTACAACAAATAACAACCTCGGTACTTTGATCGAGCAAGCCATTTCGGGCTACGTAACACAGACAGTAGTAGATGTGCCGACGCCCACGGTATTGACTATTCCCGACGGCGTTTCTGGCGTTGCCCGAAACATGGCGATAGAACTTACCGGGGCGATAACTGCCACACGTACTGTCGAGGTGCCCGCCAACAAGAAGCTGTATTTTATTTATAACAACACTACTGGGGGGTATGTTGTTACGGTAAAAGTGAATGGTCAGGCTGGTGTGGCCATCCCCAATGGAGCAAAAGTTGTATTGGTGTCAAACGGCACTGATGTGGTTTCCGCAGTTAATTATTTCCCTTCGGTGTCTTTTGGTAACACCATCCCAATTACTTCTGGGGGCACGGGGCAAATTACAGCAACTGCAGCATTTAATGCGCTGGCTCCCAGCCAAACTGGTCAAGCTGGTAAGTACCTCAAATCTGATGGTACAAACTCTTCGTGGGATCAAATAGATATAAGCACGGCTGATATTACGGGCACTTTGCCCGTGGCAAATGGAGGCACAGGGCTGAATACGGTGCCTATCAATGGTCAGCTATTGATCGGCAACTCCATGGGTTATACCCCAGCTACTTTGACTGCTGGGTCAAACATCACCATCACAAACGGAGTAGGCTCAATTACGATTGCCGCTTCAAACTCTGGTGGTACAGTTACTTCTGTTGGGGGTACGGGTTCTGTCAACGGTATTACGCTGACTGGGACTGTTACTTCTTCCGGCAGTCTGACGCTTGGCGGTGCGCTTTCCAACGTTGACTTGACTACGCAAGTTACGGGTACTTTGCCCGTGGCAAACGGCGGCACCGGCGTGACCACTTCTACGGGTTCTGGTTCGGTTGTTTTGTCGACAAGCCCCACTCTTACCACGCCTAACTTGGGTACGCCCTCAGCGGTTACGCTAACAAATGCTACCGGTCTGCCCGTAAGCACCGGTGTTTCTGGCTTGGGCACCGGGGTTGCTACTGCTTTGGCCGTCAATACCGGCTCTGCTGGTGCTGTTGTAGTCAACGGTGGGGCGCTTGGGACACCCTCTTCTGGAACACTCACAAACGCCACTGGCTTGCCCATAAGCACCGGTGTTTCTGGTTTGGGTACTGGAGTTGCTACTGCTTTGGCCGTCAATACTGGCTCTGCTGGTGCCGTAGTTCTTTTTGACGGGGCGCTTGGAACTCCTTCCTCTGGGACACTCACAAATGCTACCGGTCTGCCCATAAGCACCGGTGTTTCTGGTTTGGGTACTGGAGTTGCTACTGCACTTGCAGTTAATACTGGCTCAACCGGGGCCGTGGTTCTTTTCAACGGTGCGCTTGGAACACCCTCTTCTGGGACACTTACAAACGCCACTGGTTTGCCCATAAGCACCGGTGTTTCTGGTTTGGGTACCGGGGTTGCTACTGCTTTGGCCGCAAACGCTAACGCTGCTGCAGGTCTTACAACCGGCAACGGAACTGCAACGCTCACCAACAAGCGAATTGATCCCCGTGTCACATCCACTACTTCTGCTTCTTCACTTACTCCTGACGTATCGGCAGCAGACATTTATGCGTACACGGCACTGGCTGCAAACCTGACAATCAACGCCCCCATAGGAACGCCTGTCGACGGCGATAAGTTGATCTTCAGGCTTTTGGACAACGGAACCTCAAGAACATTGACTTGGAACGCAACCTATACGGCAATTGGCGTAACGTTACCTACATCCACCACGATCAACAAAATGACTTATGTGGGATGTATCTATAACGCCGCCAATACTCGTTGGGACGTGATTGCTGTAACTACACAGGCTTAATATGGCAGACTGCGCTGTTATTGATAAAACAACCAACATTGTGGTCAACAAGATTGTTGCCGAGGTAACAGACTTGCCCCCAGACAACTGTTTTTTGGTTGATGTCACAAACCAATTTGTAAATATTGGTTGGGTATGGGATGGCGTAAATTTTATAAACCCCACTCCTGAGGAGTCTGTGTAATGCCAACAGTATTGTTAACTTCTGGCACGACTTGGACTGTCCCCGCCGACCTTGACAAAACGGTTAATGTCACTGTCACTGCTATTGGTGGTGGCGGTGGTGGTGGTCGTAGCGGTGATGCTGCAAACAGATGTGGTGCCGGTGGTGCTGGTGGTGGTGGATGGTCACAATCATCTATTAGCCTTTCTGGGATAACAACTGCTTATTACTCCATTGGGTCAAAGGGGTCTGGTGCTACATCTAGCGCCGCTGCAGGCAGCAATGGTGGCCAAACTTGGTTTAATAAATCTACAAATGCTGCCCCAACAATCGCCACTGATGGCGTTGTTGCTAATGGTGGAACCGGAGGGAACCCATCAAAATCTGCTATTGCTGGAGGACTAGGTGCGGCAGGTGGGGCAACTTCTGGAGCTATTGGAACCACTATTTATGCTGGTGGTGCGGGTGGAGATGGCGGTTCTCCAAATGCAAACGGAAGCACGGGCGGTGGTGGTGGCGGTTCTGCGGGTTCTTCTTTAGGAACTGGTGGCGCTGGTGGCATTGGTGGTTCAGGAACTTCTAACGGTTCTGGTGGGGGTGGGGGTGGAGGTGTAGCCAGCGCTGGTTCGAATGCTGCTATTAACACTTCTCCTTCTGCTGGTGCAAATGGCGGCACAGGAACATCTTCAACTGCTGGCGGGACTGGCGGCGCAAGCAGCACTACAGGTAACGGGACTGCGGGAAACGCTGGTAGCAATGGCTCTGGCGGTGGCGGCGGTGGCGGTATATCAACAAACACTACTACTGTTTTTACAGCAGGTGCTGGCGGTGCTGGCGGTGCTGGAACAGAATTTTCCCTAACTGTTGGTACTACTGCTGGCTCTGGCGGTGGTGGTGGTGGCGGCGGCGGAGGAATTAACGCTAACACAACATCAACTGGTGGGGTTGGCGGCCCTGCTGGTAACTATGGTGGCGGTGGCGGTGGCGGTGGCGGGACTGATTCTGGAACTTCTGGAAATGGTGGAGATGGCGCACAAGGAGCAATCATCATTACTTACACTGCTTTGGGGTCAGGTAGATTTTTGCAATTTTTCCCCATATGACAACAACTACAATCACTTTTAAAAAAGCCTGCGGTGGATGCACCGCTTGTTGTTCGGGGACTTTAACAGGTTCTGCCCACGGTATGGCTTTTTGGAAAGGAAGGCCGTGCCATTTTATGGGTTGTAATGGTTGCTCAATTTATAAAGACAGACCAGCCGACCCATGCAAATCCTACGAGTGCGGATATTTAAAGTTTGATTGGGTACCTCAGTGGATGCGCCCAGACCTGTCAGATGTAATCATTACGGAAAGAGAAACTAAAACACAAAAAATTCCGTACATTGAAGTGGCTGAATACAAAGGCAAAATGAACGCAGAAGTGCTGTCGTTCTTGTTCATGTCAAAGTTCAATGGACATTTCGAAAACTTTACATATCAGATAAATGGTGGTTGGAACAGGGTCGGAAGCAAAGAGTTTTTGGACGACATTTAAAGGGGACAACAGTGCATCATGGATCCAATCACAACTGCCCTTGCCGCGTTTGCGGCTGTGCAAAAGACAGTTCAGGTCATCAAACAGGCGCAAAAAACTGTTGATGATGTAGCAAGCCTTGGGCCGTTGCTCGGTCGGTATTTTGGAGCCAAACAGGAAACTGTAAAGGCGCTTGAGGAGGCAAAGAAAAAGGGCGGGTCATCTCTGGCGCAGGCTGTTGAGATTGAGATGCAATTGTTGAGCCAAAAGCAGTTTGAAGACCAACTCAAAATGATCTTCTTCCAGACGGGTCATGCGGACATCTGGGAAAACATCATGAAGCGAGTTCAAGAAGGCGAGCAAGCGCAACGGGAAGCCAGACGCAGAGCCAACGATGCCGCCCGTGTCAAGGCCAGAAAGATGGCTGAGTTGGTTAATCTGGTGATTGGAATTGTGCTGGTCGTGCTTTTGGTGCCGCCGTTGATCTGGTTGGTGATCCAAGGGGTCATGTTTGCAAAGGACAAATGATGAATTGGTCAGATGTACTCAAGGCAGTTATCCCAGTAATTGTGGCATCCTTGGCTTGGTTGCTCGGCCAAGTGTCCGATTTCTCTTTGCGCCTTACCAAGATTGAAGGCTCCATGCCTGCCCTGATCACAAAAGAAGGGGTGCCGACCGACAGCCCTATTTCAGCCGAACGCAGACATGCCCTGAAAGAAGAGATTTACAGGGACATCCACGCCCTACAAGTCAAAGTTCAATTGCTCGAAGAGCGTGAAAAGATGGGGAAAAAATAATGCTGACACTGTTCTCAACTCTCATTTCGTTCCTGATCGGCGGTTTGCCCAAACTGTTGGATTTCTTCCAAGATCGGGGAGACAAAAGCCACGAGATTGCCTTGGCGCAACTCCAGATTCAGCGGGAAATGGAACTGCGCAAACTGGGCTTTGAGGCTCAGGAGCGGGTTGAACACATCAAGACCGAGCAGGTCGAACTGGAAACCAAGGCCAGCGTGACTCAGGCAGTTATCGGTGCCCAGCAGGCAGAACTTCAAGCCCTGTATGCCCATGACACGGCGCTCAATGAGGGTACAAGCCAGTGGATGAAGAACCTACGTGCCAGCGTGCGGCCTGTGATTACCTACGGGTTTTTCCTACTGTTGTGCGGGATTGATGCGGCTTTGATCTACCACGGATTTACCAATAATGTCGGTTTTCAAGATATGGCCGACCAACTCTGGGATGACGAGACTCAAGCCCTGTTTGCCAGCATCATTGCCTTTCACTTTGGTGGTCGGGCGTTTGGCAAATGAATGTGTCACCCAAAGCCGTGGCAATGAT